TCGACGTTGATTGGTGCGGCTTCGCAATCGTGGCGCAACGCCCTGAGAAAGGCGCGTTCCACGAGCAGCTTGATGCGGGTGGTGCCACGCTGCTTCGCCATGAGGAGCTGGACCTGCTCTGCGCGTTCTACGGGCCGAACTGCCTTGTCAACGCCGGCCTGCTGCGTGATGGTCTGGAGCTGATCGCTCAGAACCGCGAGCAGTTGTTCCTGGCTGGCATGGACGTCAACGGGTTCTCGGACATCACGCATGCACCTGAGCTGGTTAATGACCGGTTCTTCGACCGCGCGGACATCACGATGACCATCCAGCGGGAGATCCGCCGCAGCTACGACATCTTGCACTTCGTGGGCGCAAGTGGGACCGTTACGGCCAACCGTGACATTAAATCGCTGACTGCTGGCATCAACGTGTCAGCATAACTTTAGGAGAAAGAAAATGGCTCAAGGCTTGAATATCGGACGGCTGGTGCGAGCCACCGTCAATCTGGCCCCGTTGGCCGCCGCCCGTCGCGGCTTCGGCACGCTGTTGATTGCTGGCGACAGCAACGTCATCAACGGACGCGATCGCATTCGCACCTACGTTGATCTGGAGTCGGTCGCTGAGGATTTCGGTACCTCGGCTCCGGAATACAAAGCTGCTGCGCTCTACTTCGGCCAGTCGCCACGCCCCAATCAGTTGATGATTGGCCGCTGGCTGCGCACCGCAACTGCTGGCCTGATCCAAGGTGGCATTCTGACCACGGCTGAACAGGCTATGGCCAACTGGACGTCCATTACGAACGGCTCGTTCAAGATCGACATCGATGGCGTGACCAAGACGCTGTCTGCGCTCAACTTCAGCGCCCAGACCAACCTGAACGGCGTGGCAAGCGTCATCAATGCGGCTTTGACTGGCGGTACGATCGCTTGGGACGGCTCGCGTTTCACCGTGACCTCCTCGACGACTGGCGCGACCTCCACTGTCGGCTACGCCTCGGCGACCGGGTCTGGTACGGACATCTCTGCACTGCTGAAGCTGACTGCCGCCACCGCGCTGGCGCCGGTGCCTGGCTTCGCTGCCGAGACCCCGGTCAAGTGCGTCACTGAGCTGGCCAACATGTCTGGCATGTGGTATGGCCTGACCTTCGCGGCTTCGACGATGCCGACCGACGACCAAGCTGTTGACGTGGCCGCCTTCATCGAAGGCGCCTCGATCAGCCGCATCTTCGGCTTCACCGAGACTGACACCCGCGTGCTCGACGCCGCGTGGACGACCGACATGGCCAGCCGCCTGAAGGCCCTGAACTACAAACGCAGCTTCGTGACGTTCAGCGTCAATAAGTACGCCGTCGCATCGATGTTCGGCCGCGCTTTCTCGGTGAATTTCTCGGCCAACCGTTCCACCATCACCTTGATGTACAAGCAGGAGCCTGGTGTTGTCGCTGAGTTGCTGACCGAGACTCAAGCGCAGACCCTCAAGGCCAAGCGCTGCAACGTCTTCGTGAAGTACATGAACGACACCGCCATCATCCAGTACGGCGTGATGAGCGGCCAAGCGTACTTCGACGAGGTACATGGTCTCGACTGGTTCGTCGACGCGCTGCAGACCGCCCTCTATAACCTGCTCTATCAGAGCAAGACGAAGATTCCGCAGACTGACGCCGGCCAGAACCAACTCGTGAACGCCGCGGCGAATGTATGCGCCGAGGCGATCAACAACGGTCTGGTCGCGCCTGGCCAATGGAATGCAGACGGGTTTGGTCAGTTGGAGCGCGGGCAGTTCCTCACCGAGGGCTTCTACATCTACACCCAGCCGATGGCCCTGCAAGACCAGTCGATTCGTGAGCAGCGCATCGCTCCTCCGATCCAGATCGCTCTGAAGCTGGCCGGCGCAATCCACGAGATCGACGCCATCATCGACGTCAACCGCTAATCAAGGAGAACGACCATGGCAACTTATTCCTTTCAAGACGTCGTCGCCGCCATCTCTGGCGTCGGCGGCTCGATCAACCTGGCGGCTGGCGCCGGTGTGGCTGAAGAGGGTATCACCATCGAGTCCATGGAGGACAAGAGCGTGATGACCATCGGTGCTGATGGTTCTGGCATGCACTCGCTGGTCGCCAACGAGGCCAGCACTGTTACCATTCGTCTGCTCAAGACCTCGCCTGTCAACAAGCAGCTGCAGGAGATGTACAACCAGCAAACGAAGTCCAGCGCCAACCACGGCAAGAACACCATCACGGTGCGCGATGCCGTGCGCGGCGACAACATCACCTTGACCGAGGTCGCGTTCAAGAAGCGCCCGACCGTGACCTATGCCAAGGAAGGTGGTCTGATGGAATGGACTTTCGACGCGATCAAGACCACTGCCATCCTGGGCAGCGGCACTCCTGAGGCCTGATCATGGAACTCGAACTGGACGGACACACCTACCGCATCGGCAAGCTGGACGCTCGTGCGCAATTCCATATCGTGCGGCGTCTGGCCCCGGTTCTTGGCGAGCTGGCACCAGCTTTGCAAGGTGGCAAGGGCGGTCTCGACGCCCTGCCTCTCATCGCAACGGCTGTGGCTAAACTCTCCGATGCCGATGCTGATTACTGCATCTTCGGTCTGTTGAAGGTAGTGCGCCGCAAGCAGCCGAACGGTTTGGGCTGGGGCCCGGTCGCGACCGATAACTTGCTCATGTATGACGACATCGGCATGACCCAGATGCTCAAGTTGGCGTGGGAAGCCCTGACATTCAACATGTCAGGTTTTTTCGCCGCACTCCCCTCGGATTTGAAAGAAGCAGCCCAGAAAGCAAAAGGCCAGTAAGGTGGGTTTCGCTTCCCGACGGGGAGGACTGGTTGCTCCGGCCAGTGCTGAGAGGCATGTGCAAGTATGAAAGCTTGATCGACTGCACTCTCAGCCTGGCCGATGTTGCTTTGATGAACGACGCCTTAGACGTGCAAGAGGAAAACGAGATGCGGTATCGGGAGGCCAACACATGAACGGTGAAGTCATCAAGGAGTTTCTGGTTGGCCTCGGCTTTAAGATCGACGAGGCTGGCCTGTCCAAGTTCAGCTCGGGCATAACCAACGCCACAATCGCCGTTAGCGCGATAGGCACGGCCGCCGTTGCAGCGGCTGGCGCCATCACTGCATTCGTCTCCGGGGTTGCTGACAAGTTCGACGCAGTAGGTGACCTTGCTGATCGCGTGAACACCACCGTCGAGAGCGTCATGCGCCTCGGTTACGTGGCCACACTGACCGGCTCCAGCGTCGAGGCGGCCAATTCATCGATCGAAAACCTCAGCCGCATTGCTGGTGAGGCCGCCCTTGGTCTGGGTCGTGGTGCCAAGGTCTTTCAGGATCTGGGCCTGTCGGCCAAGGACAGCAATGGCAACCTGAAGGACACCTCGGTCCTCATGGCCGAGATCGGTGACAAGATCAAGGACATGGGCCGTGGCGAGCAGCTGGCCGTGCTGAGCAAGCTCGGTATTGACCCGACGATGATCAACGCACTCACCACGGATGTTTCCGGGTTGGCTAGTGAGTTCGATGCTCTCTACAAGGCTGCAGGCATCGACGCCAACAAGGCAGCCGAGCAGTCGGGCGAGTTCAACGACAGCATGGACCGCCTGAAGATGACGTTCGACGCCATCAAGTCGGCGGTCGGTCTGAAGTTCATGGGGCAGGTCAAGAACGGCATCGACACGCTGCGCAAGTTCCTCGTCGAGAACATGCCGAAGATCATCAACGCGGTGACTCCCGTCATCAATGTGGTGCTGCGGATCGCTGAGGCATTCATCAAGATCGTCGGTCGCGTGGGTTCTGCCATCGGGGCCATCATCGGCTTCTTGGTGAAGGTCAACGACGCAACTGACGGCTGGGCAGGTTACATCCTGGCAGCGGCTGCCGCGTGGAAGTTCCTGAACCTCTCGTTCCTCGCAACTCCGATCGGCATGATCCTGTCGTTGGCTGCCGCCATCGCGCTGCTGGTTGACGACTTCCTGACCTGGAAGGAGGGCGGTGACAGCTTGATCGATTGGTCGTCCTGGGAGCCAGCCATCACGTCAGCCATGGCCGCCATCGGGGCGCTGCGTGACCTGCTGGCCAGCGCGTTCACGGTCATGTTCGCCGCGGTCGACGCCCTGATCAAGTTGCTCGTGGGCGACTTCTCAGGTGCTTGGAACGCGGTAGGCGAACTCGTCAACGGGGTCATCGGCATCTTCACCTCGGCCTGGGAGGC